TTAATGGTACTTCAATTACTTCTTTTTCTTGTTCCGGACTTTTCTTAAGGTTTTCTGAAATAGTTTTTTTACTTTTCAATTTCTCCTCAATTGTAGATACGTTTGAAGAAAAAAGATTATCAATATCTTCATATCTATTTTCAGATACAATGTGGTCAACCCACATATTCAATTCTTTAAGGTCGTTTTTATCGACCTTAGATACCGTATTTTCAAATAACACAATACTCTCATTGATATAATCGTTTACAATAGATTCATTTAAACCTTTGTTTTTACTAAGTTCATCATATAAGAAATAAAGAGTACTTAAAGTTTTGTTTTTAAGTACAAGTTCTTCAAAAACAAACATATTTCTTTTAAGTGTATCTTTTCTATAAGATTCAACCAAACAATCTTCAATTTTTGATTTTAATATCCCAAATTTCATAATTTTTTTTTATTATAAATATCAATCATTTAGTAATTTGTTTAGTTGATCTTCCATGGAACCCAAAGAATTTCTACCTTTTGATAAATCAAGATACGTTTCTCCCAATAAATCATCGTTTTCTAATAAGATGTTTAGATTATCTTTTTTAGATTCGCCCATAGGCATTTCACCTCCCGCATCAGCCGGTGGTGGTGGCATTTCTCCACCTCCCATATCAGGAGATTCTCCTGGTGCTGGTGGTGCTCCTCCCGCAGCATTTTGTGTCGCTCCTGTTGCGGTATGATAAAGTTTATCAACATTATCAAATAATCCTGTATGTGTAATTATAGTTGCAGTATTTTCTAACTCCGCAGAAACCGCTCTTTCTAATCTAATTTGTTGTACCTCAAGTTTAATTTCTTCATCAGAGAAACCAAAGATATGTTTCTTAGCCCAAGTAGCTGATGTTGGTTGGATTGATTTAGGGATCTCGGTAACCATCTCTTTATATAATGATACCTTTTCTTTCCATACATCAATCATCAACAAATCTGCTTGTTTAGATGGGTTTGTTAAACCTAAAGTAAAGTTGTGTAATTCATCCTCAAATCCTAATAAGAATAGGTGAATAATTGCAACTTTATTTAATTCGGCAATAATCGCCTTTTGTATTTTATTGATCGTTCTTGCAAATCTAATATCTAATAAAGATAAGTTTTTACCATCACCAACAACTTCTTCAAAACCTAAATAAGCCTTTGGTATTCTAAGGGCCGTCAATAATTTCTTTTGAATATATTCAATATCAGCAATCTCTGCCAAGTTTTGTGCTCCCGGTAATGTCTCAATCGGCATTGTTTGTGCTGGGTCTCTAACAGGAACAAAGTAATCTTGATCTACCGCCATTTGATTAAAACGTAAATCTACATTACCTGTCTTACTATCAACAACTTGTTCTCTTTTGAACTTGTTTGCAACACGTTGTACGTATGCTTCAACATCTTTATCATCCATGTTACCAACGAACACTTTAAATACACGTCTTTCAGGTGCTCTTGATGTTCTATAGATTAACATCGCATCTTCCGCCAATATTAATTGTTTCCAAATACGACGAGCCTTTTCTAACATTGAAGTCCCGTATGGTAATTTTCTATCATCCCCTAACAATCTAAAGTGAGCAATTTCCCATGTATTGAATTCCATGTCCTTTACCTTCCAATTAAACCTTAAACCCTTATCGTTTGGATTTGGGGTTGCGTTTACAGTTCTTGTTTCCATACCTCTTTCCAATCTTTCGATTTCAATGTTAGGTAATTGAATACACCCAGTAACACCCTTTTCAGTATCTAATTTAAGATAAACAAAATTGTCACCATATTTACAGGTATTTCTAACCCACATAGGTAAGTTAGTGTTAATATCTAAGTTGTTTACAAAAAGATCAACCAAGATACTTTTAATTCTTTTTGATTCGGAGTAAATTTGTAATAAATAACCATCCTGATTAGGTGTGGTTGATTCTTCAGAATAAATGTCTAATGCCGTAGAAATCTCAGGAGTATACTCCATTGATTCATAATCATAAAATGAAGCAATCCTATTTGGTTCATAATAAATTGCTTGGGTATATAAATTGTTCTCAATTTTTGCCCATTGATTATTTAAGAATAATGTTTGTTGGAGTTGTAATTTTTCTTTTTCGTATTCTTTTTTATCCGTAGTTTTAAGAAGGACTTGTTTGTCCATCTTATATGTGGGATAATCCATCCCCAATAACGAGTTAGGTCCAAAGGTTTTTGACAACCTCTGCCATATCGTTAAATTATTCATGTTGTTGTTATTATTATTTTGCTCCATATTAAAAATCTAATAATTTTTTGTCAATACTAAACAATTCACTCATTTTACTTTTTTGTATCGTTATTAGTGGTATTAGTTTGTTGACCATTACTTTTATCCCCCTTACTATTAAATGACGGATCATTTACTTTTACATTATAAATAGGCTGACCAGGGACAACAAGTCTTGATCCCCCAATTATATTTCCTGATTTTTTTCTTGACGTAAGTCCCATATCTATAAATATTATCTACCCCCGAATAACCAACCATATTTTATATAATCGTCTTTTGATGGTCCAGAGTCTCTTGACCACATATCATTTCTTACATTATTATTTGGTATAACTGGGTCAAAATGTGATTGTCGTTTAGATGATTCATCGTTAACAACCGTCCACGACTCCAACATTATTTTTGTTCTTTCAACAACCTTCTCCAATTTCGTGAAAGAAGATTCGGCAACATATATTGCCATAGATATACCCATAATAAGGTCATCATGTTGACCTCTTTGGTGGTCAGGTCTACCATTAATATAAATAAAGGTATTCATTTCATTGTACAACCTTACACTACGTATTTTAAACTTATGTCTTACATATTCCTCAAATGCTGCAATAATCTGTACGCGTTTATTATTAAAGTTTAATCCCGGTATTTTTTCTGCTGCCTTTGCGTTATAAGACCAAATACTTGATTGGTCAACACCTTCAACGTATAGATTTTTATACCCAAGTTCTTGTAGTTTTCTAACGGTTGTAATACCCATACCCCCTGTAATATCGACAACAACAAATGCATTATACATCATCCCCCATTTATAAGCAATCTCAGCAAGTGCGTCAGGTGGAATTTTTCCAACATACTCGAATACTTGTTCTCTATCATCAAAATCAATGATCTGAATGGATGAAAAGTCTTCACTATCCCCACGAGAAACGTCAACACCCATAATGTATTTATGTTCAGGAACTGGTTCTTTCCACATCCATAATGAATTACCCATTAATTTACCTGTCGGGTCCATAAGGGTATTATTTTTAATATATTCTAATTGGTTATTCTCAAATACGTTATCCCCCGAACCTAAAAACTCACAATTTAACTCTTGGTTAATTTTTCTCTTATCGTATTTAAGTTTCTTAACCATTTTCTCATACCAACTAGAACAAGGTTTGTAACCTTTTTTGAAGTACTCATCTAATTCGTTATAGTTTCTTTGGTATGGGTCAATATGTGCAAATGATATATGTTTACTATCATCGTGTTCTTCTTTATTTAAAAGATATTTAACTAAATCTTCTGTTGGAACCAAATATAAATCTTTTGAATATCTTGGATCTCGATACCAAAACATCTCAGAGATTTTGAAGTTGTTCATTCCCTTTAATGCCTGATCGTATATCTCATAATAAATTGGATCATAACCATTCGGTGTCGAAACCACAATTACCTTACCCCCTGTGGATAAGGATGCCATACAAGCCGCCCAGAAATCACTATCAGCCTCAATAAAGGCCGCCTCATCAAATACAAGTATTGTAGGGGTAAAACCACGCAAGGCATCTTTTGATGTTGCCACCGCTTTTACCTCAGACCCATTTATTAATTTATAATGTTTTTGTGAATTTTTATCGTTAGAGAATCCTGCACCAACCCAACTTGGCCATTGGTCCACGAAAGCTCGTATCTTATTCGCCATCTCCATAGATGTATCCAATTTGTTGGCAATAATAAGGATTTTTTCAGGTTGTGTTTTCTTTGCGAATACCAATCTCTTTGATATCCACGCACCTGTTACCGTAGATACACCTGCCTGACGATACTTTAATGCAATATTTTCCTCATAATCCTCATAATCTTTTAGTAATGATATCTGATCGGGAAATAACTCCAATGGGACATATTTTGAAACGGTGTTGTCGTATGTTTGTAGATATGTTTTTAATGCGTATGGAGTATCTTTCATACACTTCACATATTCCAACATTACTTGTTCTTTAGTTAATCCCATAAAGTTCTTTTTATATAAATATCAAAACCCCCAGTTATTTTCATAAAAGGGGGTTTTAAGTATTTTGTGATTAATTTAGAAACCTAATTTAGATAAGATATCATCATCTTCATCCTCATAGTCTTCATCGTCTCCATCACCTTTATATTTTTTATAATCTTCTTTTGCTCTAACTAACAATTCGTTGAACTTTCTTTTAACCTTATCGTTATCACTTGGATTTTCAGAAACAACATTCGCCATTATTTCTTTAAGGAATTCCTCAGCAGGAACTGCGTAAAGTAATCTTTCAAAGAATGGTAGTAGATCTCTATTTTCAACATTTACTGTTAAGTCATCAGGTAAAAGGAATCTTAATTTTGTAATTAATTCGCCTCCCACTCTAAATTGCATCTTTTCGTTTGAGAATACATCTGTTTGTCCCATTACATCTTGAGCTCTTTCTGGATCCATACCTCTCCATTGTTCTCTTGTTGGGATTGCGGCAAAACCTTTAACTAATTCATGTAATAATATAGGAAAAATAACTCCATTTGCAATTACCAAATCTTTATCCTCATCTTCACCATCTTCATCAACACCTGATGATCCAGCAGCATTTCCGCCCATTGAATCAATTAAATCTTCTTCAGTAAAATACATTAAATCATTTGCTGACATAATTTTATTATAAAGTGGATATAAACGTTCATCAATTTCATCTAATCTATCTTTAAAAGCTTGAAATGCAAATTGACCTTTTTTCCCTTTTCCTTGTATGATTGCATTAATGACATTTCTTTTTTCAACCTCAAGTTGGAACTCTTCTTGTGGTGTTAACTCATCCACATCAAATGAAAAATTTGAGGGAATTTCAAATTCAGGTTCCTCATCTTTTTCCATTTGGAATTGGTTTGGATTGATTCTTTTTTCATTTAAAAATGTTTCAACATTAATAAACTCAAATTTATACTTCGTTCCTACACCATTAGAATCTTCTTTTTCAATCATACCCTCATCAATTGCATCTTCTAAAGTTTTACTATATGGTAACCAACCTTCTTCTTTTGCAGCAATCTCTAAAGCTAAGTCTTTTAATGCGTCTTTTTTAGATCCTTCAATTCTCATTGCATCTTGTACGGCTCTCATTTGTTCTACTTGAATACCGTATTTAACTCTTGGGTCTGTAATGTTAATTCCTTTGTTTGGTCTACCTTCTGCATCAACTATACCATAGTAACGTTTAACGTAATCTACAATATCTTTAAATCTTTTGGATGTCATTTTTTCAACATCAGATGTTCCACCTCTAAACGCCTTATTTTTTCCGTATAAATTTTTCTCAGGATCCTCAATATTACTTTGAGTTCTTGGATGCATTCTTTCAGGATAATCACCGTAATCTACAGGTGCTTCAGTTACAATTTTTCTAATTAAACGTTTTATATCTTTTTCTCCCATTATTTCTTATTTAACGCCTGTTTAATTAAACCAATAAAATCCGTCTTCATTTCATCTTTGGTCTTTTTTTCTCCTCTTGGTTTTT